CCTATAATTTATATTACAGTGTAAATGAAAAGGGGTGAAAACCCCTTTATTATTAGTACATTAATCCAGTTCACAAGTTTGACAACTCGTCAATCAACACAATATTTATCCATACTTTCCTTTGTTAATCGATTTTGGTCTTTAAAAAATTCAGTGCTCCAGAATTGGCAGAGTTCAGCCTCTTTTCTTTTGTTATTTAGCTTTTCTATTTGATCTGAAAATAATTTCCTAGACCTATTTTTATCCGATAATCTAAAAATATCAACTTCATAACTAGTAGTAAAAAGTTTGGGTTCATTTTCGATGGTGAATTTATAAGCAGCTAATAGAGTTAAACCAGAAAAGACTATTGTTAAGTATAAAAATAAGTATTTCATTAAATCAACTCCCTGTACGTTGTGATATTTCTCCAATAATATCAAGTAATTGATACTGCAAATCAGATAAGTATTTATCTTGTGTTTTATTCTCTATTTTGAGTTTTTTATACATGGATTCAGATTCCCTTGCTGACCACTTATAACGATGGACTAATTGAACATCAGAGGCACGAACACCGCCCCAAGGTGTAGTCATTGTATGATCGTGTATCGATATTTTGCAATCAGCCCATGGACCAAAATCAGGAAGATAACCGCGATATATAATATTTAAAAGTTTTTCAACAGGTTTACTTGCTTTACCTGATTTTAAATAGCGCCTTACTTGCCTTTCACTTACGCCCAGCTCTTTGGCACCTTTTGCATAATCATAGCCAAATAAAGAAAGAAACTGTTTATGAAATTCTGATTTAAACATTGTGATTTTTACTCCTTTTAAAAAAATCACAATGATTAATCATTATCTAACTCCGAATAGGTTTATCAGGGGCGCAAGCGCGGTATCGAGTAACTAAAGGACAGGGGTTGCGCTTCGCTTAGTTACGACCGATTTGCGGTAATGCTAAATTAAAATTTGTGTGCGGTCTACATGGCTAAAGCCATAGGTGTATTAAACAGCTTTTTTCATACGGCCAGTTGTAATGCTGCGAGCCATAAAAGGTATATGGTCAGGATTATCAATTAAAAACTCTACCATCTGCTTTATCTCGATTTCTGAGTTGTCAGGTATCCAAAGGGTTACTTTTTTTAAACCTTTACCTTTTTGCTTTTGTTCGTATTTTTGATTTCTAGTCATAGTGTCACCAGTGACGGGGTTGATATAGGTAAAAAATAGATTGTTTAATTATAAAAGCAGCTAATTAGCATGTCGGCCGCGGCAAGCGCTGGCACGACATTGCTAATTTTTAGCTGCTTATTTCATCGGAAGATGATGGGTTATTAGGTTTAGCTGCGGAATATGAATCAACGCGATTAGGTAAACAGTAAATAAAATAATCTGAGTCTTCAATTTTTATTTTAGCTAAACATGAGCTAACAAATGAAACTGATGAATTTATAGAGTCAGGATAAAAAGGAGTGCCTGATTTTTCAAAACAATATGATGATTTAGACCTATCTGATGGTGTAAAAACGGAACAAGTTATATATACACCATTTAAAATATCAGGTAATTGATTTTTTACTAATTGGGTTTTTACTGATGGTTGTGAATGGCCATTGGGTAAAAGGTTAGGTTCGTTAGGTTTTTGTGTTGGGTATAAGTAATAAGCTAAATAAGCTATTAGAAATATGCCGGCTACTTTGTGCCAAGGTTTTAATATTGGGTCTTTATTTTTTTTCTGTTCTAAAACTTCGTTTTTTCGTTCTTCTGATTTTTCCTTTACTAGGTACCATTTTTTTAATTGTTCGGTAGGAACTAAGCAATAGCTAGATTCCATTTGAACTAATCGGCCAGATTTAGTGGTCATTACATCAGGTAAAAATTTTTGGGCTGTGTTGTACCAGTGGTGACACCAAGACTTAATGTAAAATTCATAGCCCTGAGCTTTACGTGTTTTTGATTTACCATCATAAAAACGAGCAACAGAAAATTTTGGGACTTTCAAGACTGTAAAAAGGCGTTGAACTAAACTATTTAAAAAACCAAAACCAAAATAATTAGCACCAGATTTAACGTTAATAAGTTGATCTATTGTGGTGTCACGTAATTGTTTATCAACACCTTCAAAGTCTTGACCTATTAAAACTAAATCCCAGCCGTACTTACCCATTTGTACAAACCAGCTAACAATTTGTAAACGGTCTTTATCTTTAAATGAGCGAGAGTTAAGGAAAGTTAGAAGTTCATCAATTACGACTAAACCATTTTTTGATTCATCATAATTTTTGTCGCTTTCCTCTAATTCTGGATAACCCATGCCAAGGTCTTTTAAATGAGTGCTGCTCATATGGTCAGGTAAGCGGATTACATGAGGGTTTTTTACATCCATTTTATCTAGATATAAATCTAAATTAGTGGCAACTTTACGCCCTCTTTTTAAATAATCGTTAATTAAATCGATAGCGTATTTTGTTTTACCTGAGCGTTTAACACCCTCAATAAATATTCCTTTAGACATAATATTAAGCCTTTAGTTTTACACGTAAAATACCGATTGAAAAATAAAAGAGCATTTGAGCTGCTTTTGCTGTGACTACAATTGTGGCGCAAGTTATTGCATTACTGGGTACTAGTGAAAGGCCAGCAAGTGAAAATGAATTATTTGGTAGGGTTGTTAATAATTTAGTAAATTCACTGTTTAATGTTGTAACAAAGGTGACTAATAAAGCTGTGTAAACAGTTATAAATAGAGCACCAATAAGTAATTTACGTCCGAAAGTAGTAATTAAATAAGTAACTATTGCTGAAACACCAGCAGCAATTGCAGAAAGGATCGCAGGTATAGCTAACAATGCAGGCATAATAATTAATCCTTATAAAGATGAAAAAGCTCTAAATGCTTGAGATGAAATATTGATTAATGCTATGGCTGTAAAAGTCCAAAGCAACCATTCAACAAGGGGTTTAAAATAGGTTTCGTAAGGTTCGCAATGTTGAGATACATTAATAATTTTTTGAGAGCCAGCTATAGAAACTTCTAAAATAAAAGGCTGACAAGTACCTGTAAAGCCAGCAAAGTTTTGAGAAACATATGAACCGATTTTACCTGTATAAGTATTTACTATTGATGGTGATGGTTCTTCTTTTTCAATCCATTCTTTTAATTTTGAATTTTCTTCATCAAGCTTAGATTGAATATCATAATCACAAAGTTCACCAATACATTCTGGGTCTACTTTTTGCTCTAAGTTATCATTAGTTCGGTCTATAGCTTTTTTAATTCCATGAAGTAAATCGTTAGATTTTCCAACCTCTAAAGAAGTGTTACCAGTATTTGTTGTGATTGCAGAGGTGTTTTGTTTTATGGATGCTAAAAGCTCATTAGAGTTTTGAGTTTCTTTTGCCATTCTATCTAGACGTTCATCATGAGATTCAGCATTAGTATTCATATTATCGTTAATAACGTTTAAATTATCATTGACCTGATTTAAAGCATCAATTGATTCAGTTTTATCAGTATCATCAGTTTCATCAGGCTCAGGTTTTGGTTCTGGGTCTGGGGTTTTATCTGGGTCTGGAGAATCGTCTGGTTGTTCAGGGTCTGGAGTTGGGTCTGGTTGTTCTGGGTCTGGCTCTGGCTCAGGTTCTTTACAAGGGGAAGGCTCTTGTGAACCATATTTTAATGGTAATAAATATGAGCCATCTTCGTTAGTTTCAATTTTACATTGTGATGTAACTTGGCCTAAATCATTTCTATTATCGTAGCAAATAGATATAGAGCCCTTAGATGTACCAAAAACAAATAATTCATTACCAGTAGGTTCAGGACAAGCTGGTTCTGGGTCTTTTTCTTTTATACAAAATGTTTCACCCTCGACAGAGTGCATATATTCATATTTAGGAAAGTTATCTGGTGGGCACTCTTCTGTAATGCGTGGTTCTAAATTTTGTGCGTATAAAAGATGGTTATTATTTACGTCATTGGCACAACCACCAAAACCGCCATCATTCCAATACCAAGGTTTATAGGTGGATTGAGTCATTCTAACTTGACCGCCAATATATTCTATTTTTGGGTCAGCAGGTGGGCAAATGCCACCGGGCTTTTTAGCTTTAGTGCTCAATAAATATGAAGCACAATAAGGTGCAAATTGAGCAGGTGTTGCATTAATATCTTGTACAGTAAATACAATATTATTAGATAAATCTGCACAACCCATAGAATGCTTTGTTGTGGTTTTAGGTGTTTTTAAATCAGTATAATCAAGTTCAGTTGCTTGAAGTTTAGAAACAAAAAAAGCGCTAATAAGCGCAAATGTAAAAATTAAATATCGCATTATTGACGCCTTTTAAAAAAATAGGATATGTGGGTTAAGGGAAGTTAACCCACATTAGGTGGTAGGTATTAGCCCCCGTTAGCGCCTTTAGAAATAAAGCGGCCAAGTAGAGAGAAACCGATAGATGAAGCAAGTACAACGGCTAGAACTGCAAAGCCAGCGCCAACTGCTTTTGATACATCGGCTAAAACTTCGGTTTGAATTGCTGTTACAGCTGCATCATCTAAAGCAGCATGAACAGTGCTAGAAAGACCTGCGCCAGCAGCACAAACTGAAATGAAAACCGATTTTAAAGTAATTAACGGTTTAGTAGTTTTTGGAGTAGTCGCAGTCACTGCGGGTAATTGAGTTTTCATAGGAATATTCCTTTTTACATTAGTGTGAACGTGAGGCTTTTTTAAATATTTCACTCACGAAGTGATAGAGCTTGCCAGTACAAAAACCTGTAAGCCAACAAGCGATAGCAGACCCGATAATTTTTGCGTGTAACGGGTCAATTTGGTTAATGGTTTCCACAGATGAATCCCCCAATAAAAGAAAGAACTAATAAAGTAATTACAATTAAAGTTTCCATCGTGAATACCTATTATTTTTTATGGGAAATTTACTTAAGTTTATTTTCAGTAGGTAAGCTATGTAAGCGGAAGCCTTTCCAGTCCATTTGACGTGCTACGTTAGCACCTTCGTAATATTCAATATTGAGTAACACAGGCTTTAAGCCCCAGCCGTTAGGATCAGATTGCAAATTCTCCAATTGCTGATAAGTACCATCGTTAAATTGGTCAGCAGATACCTTTACAGATAAAATTTGAGCTGGGTTTTTTGTATGAAGTTTAAATTCGCCAGTTGTAGGCAGGGGAGCGCCTTTATCATCTGTACGATTAACTTTTACTAGGTCTGTAATAGCGCCTTCAATATTCATAATTTCTCCAATTGGGTTTAATTTTATTAATAGTTACAGTTAATGACACAAGTCCAAGCTCGCAACTTCGTCGCTCGAAATGTTGCCAGCCAAAGCTTCATAGTCCATGAATAGACACATGTTTTGATAATCTTCCAAAACACACGCTTCAAGGAACTGCATATCTTTATCGCTAGGTGCGAATAAACGACCATCATCATGCCAGCCTTGTATCTGCTCAGAGACACCACACATGATTTTACGTTGAGCTTTAATATCTTTTTCAGTGAGTATCTGGGTAGTACCGCGGCGTGTGATAACAACAACAGCATCCCATGCAACGCCTAAAATTCTATTAGCTGGTTGGTCGCCGTATTTAGTAGCAAAGTAGGGCGATTTGGTTTCGCTGCGGCTAATTTCACCAGTGATGCGGTCAACAATATCGGGTAACTGATAGTGAATGCGTAACGTTTGATCTTTGCGTTTAACTTGTACGCCACCCATAGCAAGGCAAAACGCTTTCCAATCTGATGAATCAGCAGCTTGGCGCACCTTCTCAAGTGCGTATTTTGAAACTGTATCTAGTGTTGTATTCATTGCGTTTGCAACCTCACATTTGCCAGTATCACCTTGGCCTAATCGTCTAAGTTCACGCCAAAGAGTGACAGAAGGGCCGCCAATTTGCTGGAAACGTCTAATATCAAATGTACTCGCCCAAGTAGATGCACGTTCTGCGGCATCTGCTGGAAGTATTTTCATTTCACCCGCTTGTGAACAAATCACTTTATCTATGCTGTCACCAGTCACCGCTTTAGTGATGTATTTAGCAATGTAACCAGAAGCAGAGCCTTTGCTTTTATTAATCGTAATGGCCTTAAAGCGGGTGGTGCTTGTTTTAAATTCAGTGGGTGTATCTTCCGTACACAGCTTTTTCATAATTGCGCGGATTTGTATCGCATCGCCTTTTTCCATGAATAAAAGCATGTGCCAGTGTGGGCAACCGTCATGATGTGGTTCAACAACGCGAAAACCATACGGGCGTAAATTTTGCTTTGAGAATAGGGCGCGTGCACGTTTCCAAATACCGTTAAAATATTCCTGTGCATCCTGAGGGGTTGAACCATCATATTTATTATTTGGTCTACCAGTATGGTGAACTGCATGAAAACGACTAGGCGCAGATAAAGTATAGAACTCGCCACGATGACCGTGCATGTCTGCCAGTTCTTCAAAACCACGAATGCGTACCATTAATTCAGCCGCTTGTTGTTTGCCGGATGTATGCGAACGTTCAATAATTGATTGCAGTGTTTCAAATTCATCAAACGGGTTTGCATCGTTTGGAACAACAAATAAATCAGACATTATTTCGGCTGATTTACGCTTACGTTCTCGGCGGTTCTGGATGGTTGGTTGTGATACATAAGCACTCGCTTTTTTATGTACTAGTCTTAAATCACGTGCGAGTTGTTCGATAGTAAACGCTTGGATTTTACGTAATTTACGACGCCAGAAAATAGGGTCAGCAAAGCGATTTAAAATACCTGTTAAAGAGTCGGCTGAAAAATGAGTGCAATAAGGTGCTACTAATTCAGGTTCTTGAATATCAAAGGAATTTAAGTATTTAACCAGGATGTTAAATACAGATAAAGTATGGCCGTTTTTACTTATTTTCAGCTCGCAATAACGCGCTTTTTGCTCTGCAATTTCGCATAATTCATCGTCTGAACATGATAAATTTATATGCCCGTACTCAAAACTTCCCAGAGTTAAAGCGGTATCAGCAGATTTTAAACGCTTGTTTGCTTCAGTTAAATTATTGAATTTTTCAGCCAGAAAATAGCCGGTACTGAGCATGTGAGCAAGGTTTGAATGGCGCTCAAAAATGCGATTTCGCCATGATTCAAAGTCAAAAAAACGCTCTTTCATTGGCTTTGAAAGGTTCTCAAAAACGTCTTTTGCAGTGTTCGCAGGGTGCAAATTTGCCGTTAAATTCATTGCAGTATTTAACGGGAAAATTTGAGCATATTGGGCGTTAGATAATGAGTTCATTTTGAAAACTCGCTATGTAATTCTCGTTCTTTTTTCTCAACTAAACCAATAAATATTGAGAAAATCAAAATGAATATAGGTAGCTCTCTAGGTAGCTCATTTCGAAAAAACGTAATTGAGATTAAACCTAATGAAAGAAAGAAAAACTGAAAAAAAATAAAACTTTTCATTACTTAGATACTCCATTATTTGAATAGGTATCTTTAGTTATTATGTTTGCCGCTAACAAAGCCATTAGAACCATAAAAAGATATGAGGCAGGCAAAATAACGATAGTAACAGGGTCAGCAATTGAGATAGAAAAATTATCTAAAAGGTATTTTGATAGTATTAGATTTAACTCTTGTAGTATCTCTAAGCTCATATCCGTATTTCCCCTATAAAGTCCGATACTATTCAGTATTGGACATTGAATGCGTTTTAGTAGCCTAATATGGCTACTGAGTGGATAATAGTCGCCAATCTTGGCTACCGTCAAGTTATTATTTAAAGTTATTACAAACTATAATTAGATAAATCCTAGGAGGACGTATGGCATTTAGTTCCGAACTTATTGATAAATACAAAGAATTCAAAGGCTACAGCCAAGATAAACAAGTTGTAGCTGACCTTGAAAATTGCATTAAAAGTAACATCAGTGAAATTAGAAAAGGCAAAAGACACTTAACAGCAAATCAATGTATTTTTATTTGCAAAGAGATGGGGATTGATTTCAAGCCTGAATTAATACAACTAGCGATTGAACGCTCTAAAACTAAAGAAGAAGTTAGCGCGTGGACTGAAGTTGCAAAAAAGATTAGCGCTGCATGTGTAGCGGGTTTGCTGTTAATTACGGCATCTTTCACCCAAGTTCAAGGGGCGCATTCGCGCAAACATCAATAGCCTATAATTTATATTA